GTTCAGTTTAAATTTGAAGTGACTGATGGACCTACAGGAACAGTTAAATATACAGAGAATTTAACACTAACAGAAGATACTGTTAAAAATATTACAATCTAATGGCACAAACAGAAATTAAAAAGGTTATTAGTATTGATACTAAGTCAAGTAATAAGTCAATAAACTCTTTAAAGAAAGATATTGACGCATTATCTAGTTCTCTGAATGATTTAGAGATTGGTACTAAGGAATATAATGAAACTCTTGCATTACTTGGTAAGAGACAATCAGAATTCAATAAGATTAATGAGCAGATAGCAAGATCTTCGAGAACTACTGCTCAAAGATTTGAAAGTGTAGCTAAAATATCCACTGGCTTAGCTAGTGGATATGGTGCTGCAACAGCTGCCATTACTTTATTTGGGAAAGAATCTGAAGATTTAACTAAAGTAATGGTTAAGTTACAGTCATCTATTGCATTAGTACAAGGTATTGGAGGTATAAAAGATTTACTTGAAGAATTGCCTACTTTAGGTAATTGGTTTAAGAAATTAACTGATTTTATCTCTCCATTTAATACAGGGTTGAATAATGCTGCCAAAAATCTTAATCAGATTGATGCATCTAAGCTTAATGGCATTGGCACATCTGTTGGTAATGTTGGAACTGAATTAGGTAATATCTCTAAAGTAGTCAAGGATTTAGAAGGCACCAATATTAATTTTAAAGGAGGTATGATTCAAGGAGTAATGGGCACTCCTGCTGAAATATCTGCTACTAATAAGAGTGTATCTAATACGATTCCGATTATAGGTAAATTAAATGATAGTACTAAAGAAGCTCGTAATAGTATAGCTGTAACCAATGAACAATTAGAAAGACTAAAAAGAAATTCTCCTGGGATAGCTGCAGTTCTTAATAAACAAGCTGAAGCATCTAATGCAGCTGCTAAAGGTGCTGCAGAATTAGCTTCTGGAGTAGGTAAAGTTAAAACTGCACTTAAAACTATTGGTAATGTAACTGTATGAATTGCATTAGCTACAGCTATTGGAGTAGCTATTAATAAGATAATAGAGTATATATCCTCAATAAAATCAGCTGAAAAGGAGGCTGCTGAATTTAGAAAGTCTATTACAGATACTACTAATCAGATTGCTTCTAAATCTATAGCTATCTTTAGAGAGTTACAAATAGCTTACGAAAGGGTTGGAGATTCTGCAGATGCTAAGCGTAAGTTTATAGAGCAATATTCCGATAAGATTAAAGAGACTGGTTTAAATATTACTAATGTAAAGACTGCAGAAGATGCGTTTGTAAATAATACTGGTAATTATGTAGAAGCATTAACTGCAAGAGCAAAAGCTCAGGCTATTGAACAGGCTGCAATTAAGCTTTATGAGGAGTATTTAAATAAACGTACTGAACTGGAGAATCAAATTTCTGATACAAGCTTTGGAGAGGCATCTGCTTGGCAGGCTTTTAAAGCTACAGCAATGTTCTGAAAAGATTATTCAAATACAATTTATGAGTATACAAAGCAAAATAAAGAGAATACTTATAAACAGTTGGATGATTTAAATAAAGACATTGAGAAAAGGATTAAAAAGCTATTTGAGGATGTAGCAGATACTAATAAAAAGTATGGTGGGTTCTTTAATATTCCAACTATTACAAAGAACACTACTGAAGCTAAGAAGGTAATAAATGAATTTGATGAATGGCTTCAAAAGAGATTAGAGGATAAAGACCCAGTAGATGAACTTGAAGATGAATATATTAGACTATTAGCACTAGCTATTAAAAATAATAGAAGTATTGAAGAAGTTGAGGCTTGGCATCAAGAAGAGCTGAAGAAAATTAGAGATAAAGCTAGAGAAGATGAAGAAAATGCAAGAAAAAGTGCTGCGGATAAAGCTTGAGATGATCTGCAGACTGAGTTAAAAAGAATGCGCGAGGCAAGGTATGATATAAAAGATACATCTTTAGAAATTCCTAAAACTCAATATACACAAGGATTTGCCAAAATATTTGGATTAAGTGGTGAGTTCTCTTATTCAAGCAAAAAAGACATAGAGGGATATAAAGATCGTTTATTAGGAACAGATACTGAAGAAGGTTCTATAGATAAATATCATAATCAAATAAAAACAAGATTGGAGGAGCAGAAGTCTTTTCTATTAAAACAATTAGAAAATGAGACTTTAACAGCTGATCAGAGAAAACTTATTAAACTAGAATTAGATTCTATTGATGAGCAATTAACTGAAAATGAAATAGACAGAGAAAATAAGAAAAACAAAGTTAGAGAAAATGTTAATAAGCAATATCAAGAATCTATAAAAGCTCGCCTTGATCTAGCATCAAAGGTTGCAGGAAGTATGGCAACTATATGAGGAGAGGAAAGTAAAGTAGGTAAAGGATTCGCAACAGCTCAAGCTTTAATTGATACATATAGTGCAGCTAACAGTGCTTATTCTGCAATGGCTGGTATTCCAGTTGTAGGTCCAGCTTTAGGTGCTGCCGCCGCTGCTGCAGCAATTGCAGCTGGTATAGCTAATGTTAAAAAGATCTGGGAAGTAGACGAAACTAGTGGAGCATCTGCATCTTCTGCTTCTGCATCTATTGCAGCACCTGCTGCTTTAAATACTGCTCCTGTAGAATATACTCGAAACTTACTTGGAGATAAAGAAACTGACCTTTTAAATGAACCTGTTAAGTGTTATGTTGTTGAATCTGATATTACTTCAGCTCAAACTAAGGTAGCAGTTACTGAATCTAATGCTTCATTCTAAAAATATTTAGTGTAACTTTTTTATTCTTATTAACTACAAAATATGAGTAAAAAGGTTACATTAGATATTCTAAAAATATTACAAATTTATAAAGTGCTATATATTAATAAAAATGGAAATTACTTATAATGATCTTCCATTATTTCAGGCAGTGATTACTGATGATTGTGATGGAATAGAATATGTTGCTTTAACAAGCAAACCAGCTACACAAGTTAACTGGGTTGCTTTTAGTAATTCTCAGAAGTTCTCGATGGATGAAGATAAGCATTTAGTAACATCTTGCTTAATGTTAAGTGATACTCCAATTTTCAGACGAGATGAGAAACTCGGAGAATACTACATACAGTATGATAAGGAAACTCTTCGTAAAATGGCAGAGAAGATGCTGTATGATAAGAGAACTACAGATGTAAATATTGAACATTTAGAAGATTCTGATTTAAATGGAATTACTCTACAAGAAATCTATGTAAAGGATATTAATAGAGGAATATCTCCAGTTGAATTCCAGGATGTTCCTGATGGTTCTTTATTTGCCACTTATAAAGTAGATAATCAAGTTATTTGAGATGCAATTAAAGCTGGTAAGTTTAAAGGGTTCTCAATTGAAGGTTTATTTACTTTAGAGAGAAAGTCTGATGAATATGACGAAATAAAAGAGATCCTTAATATGATTAAGAAGATAAAAAGAGTTAAACATTAAAAAGAGGTTAATGTATAGTGGATGTATATACTTAGCAACCAATCAAACTAATGGTGCAAAATATGTTGGGCAGACTAATGATTTTAGTCGCAGACAAAAAGAACATAAGTACAGAACTAAGAATGATAAATTTCATAATGCAATTCAGTATTATGGTTTTGATTCCTTTAAATGGGATATTCTGCAAGTATTTTGCTGTTCAACAGCTGAATTACTAAGAACAAAACTGGATGAAGCAGAAATGAGATATATTAAATTATTTGATACTTATTCAAATGGTTATAATCTTACATTAGGTGGAGGAGGCAATAAAGGACAGATTCATACAATCGAATCTAGAAATAAAATGTCTGCAAAACAGAGAGGAAGGATTATAAGCGATGAAACAAAAGATAAGCTTAGATTAGTACGTTTAGGTTCTGTACAGAGTAAAGAATCCAGGCAAAAAGTAAGTAAACGTATAATTCAAACAGATTTGAATGATGTTTATATAAAAACTTGGGATTCTTCGATGGATGCTGAACGAGAGGATAAATTTGATCATAGTGCTATTATAAGATGTTGCAAAGGTAAACAAAACTATCATAAAAATTTTAAATTTAAGTATGAGTAAATTCACTAAAATTAAATTGGAGTTAGCGAGAATGCTGTCTAATTTTACGGATCTAAAGACATCAAGTGGTGTACTTACTTGGGATTCAGATGAAGACTTACGCGCTGGTATGGATGTATATGTTCAGGATGAGAACGGAGAATACAAACCTGCTGAGGATGGTGAGTATGTAACTGAGGATGGAAAGACAATTGTTGTTAAAGACGGTAAAGTAGAGTCTGTAACTGATCCTAAAGCTGAGGTTGATCCAGAAGAAGCAGCTAAAGCAGAAGTTGATGCTGCTTGTGGAAAACGCAAGGTAGAAACTGCTGAAGAGCCAGTTGATCCTGAAGTAGCTACTGATGGTGACAAAGAAACTGTAACTGATGCAATTGATGCAATTCATCGCGAAATTAATGAGCTTTATGACATTGTTGATAAGCTTGTTAAGAAAGTAGCTGAATTAGAGGGTAAATCTGAAGCTACAGAAAAGACGGTTGAAAAGATGAGCAAAATGAGTGCTGCATTTTCAGCTGAGGAACAGATAGAAGGTAAAGCTTCAATAATGACTGGCAATCCTGTTATTGATAAAAAGCTTAAAAATATCCAAGGAATGTTTGAGTAATGTACCATTATATTTATGAAATTCAGCCTTTAATGCCTGGATGGGAAAACACTTACTATATAGGCAAGCATAGTACTGATGAAGATCCATTTAATAATAGCTATGCAGGAAGTGGCACTATTCTTACTAATTACTATAGTAAATATGGCAAGATTAAAGATGTTACTTACAGAAAAGTTATAATTGAATTTAATGATTCTTCAAAAGATAATGCTTTAAGAGAAGCTGATATTATAGGCGATTGTTATAACACCGATAAGAGATGTTTAAATCTTAAACCAGGAGGTTATGGAGGAATGACTCCAGAAATAGCTATTAAAATATCAGAATCTTGCAAAGGTCGTAATCCCTGAAATAAACACAAAACGGGAGTATATAATGCTGAAACTACAGAAAGACTTAAAAATATAGCTATAAATAGAGAGTTTACTTCAGAGACAAGAAAAAGGATGTCTGAATCTCATATAAATAAAGGTACTAAATCAATCATTATGCTAGATTTAGAAGGAAATATAATTAAAACTTATCCTTCAATTAAAAATGCTGTTTTAGATGGATACTGTAAAAGCTCTATTCTTAGAGTATTAAACGGAAAATATAAACAGCATAAAGGTAAAATATTTAAGTATAACAATTAAAAAAATTTTTAAGTATGGCAAACCCCGTAATGACGAGTTTAACTAGTTACGTAGAACAGCGCAGGCTTCCATTGATAAAAGAGGCTGTATTAAAGGCTAAGAGTGCTTCGTTGTTCAATCTTCAAACTGACATCAAAACTAGTGCTGCTCTTAACCTGTTATCAACTGCTATTCAGTTTGGCGATGGCCTAGCTTGTGGTTGGGATGAAGCTGGAACTCAGACTCTTTCTCAGAGAATTCTGGCTACTGGTAATATTAAGATCAATATGGCATATTGTGATAAAGAGATGCTTAAATACTGGACTCAGTATCAAGTACGAGTAGCTGCTGGTCAGAAGACGCTTCCTTTTGAAGAGGATTTCGTAAATGCAGTAGTTGAGAACGTTAAGGCTGCTATTGAGACTGCTATTTGGCAGGGTGATACTGCTTCTGAAACAAATAACCTGAAGTACTTTGATGGTCTGTTAAAGATCCTTGGTGCTGCTGAAGGTACAGTTGATGTAGTAATTACTGGTGCATCTGCTTATGATGACATTATGGCAGTTTATAACGCTATTCCTGAGAAGGTTCTGGATGGTGCTTCTATCTTAGTTGGTAGTGATACTTTCCGTAAATTTATCCAGGAGTTAGTTGCTAAGAACTACTACCACTATAGTGGTGAGAATCTTAACGGTGAGATTATGCTTCCTGGTTCGCAGGTTAAAGTAATCGCTGTTAATGGTCTTAATGGAACTGATAAGATTGTTGCTGGTCAGTTAGATAAGAACTTCTTCTATGGTTGCGATATGATGAACGATGAAGAGAAGTTTGAATTGTGGTATTCACAAGATTTCCGCGAATTTAGATTAGCTATTGAATTTAACGCTGGCGTACAGGTTGCATTCCCTGATGAGGTAGTTCTTGGTGCCAAAGCCTAATTTCAATAGAGTTTAACTTTAAATAAGATTGAAATTATATGGCTTGTTTAATAACTATCGCTGGTATTACCCTGGATTGCGAATCTTCGCTTGGTGGTATCAAACAGGTATGGATTACTCAGTACGATAATGTTAAGAGTGTAACTGTAGATGATGAGACTAATCAAATCTCAGCTATTACTCTTGAAGCTTCTGCTAAATGGTATAATTACCAATTCCGCAAAGGTACTGGTTCTCTAACCTCAACATTGAACGTTGACGAAACTGCAGGAACCAACTATGTAAGTAATGAGCTTGCTCTTGTATTTACAAAGATGGAGACTAAGAAAAGAATCGAGATTGCTGCTCTTTCTATTGGACAACTTGTAGTTGTTGTAGAAGATTCTAATGGCAAATACTGGTTCTTAGGAAAAGATGACTATGTAAGCGCTTCCGCTGGTACGGGTGTTACTGGTACTGCAAAAGGTGATCAGAACGCTTATACGCTGACTTTAGCTACTGACTCTGAATCATATCCTTATGAGTTGAGTGCTGAAGCTATTCAAAGTGTTGTAGGTGCTTAACAACAGAAGAGGGGCGAGTATTAATTTACTTGCCCCTTATTTTGTTTATGGACAGATAATTAACTATTTATATTTTATAGAAAATGGTTATTAAATATACAACACCAGAAGTAGCAAAGAATACAACTTCAAGAGATATTGAAGCTTTAGCTGCTCAAGAATGTAAATTACAGGAGAAGTCTGTAGAATATACTCAGAATGCTGAGTTCGTTGTAACTCCAGATGAGGGTTATGATGGTATGTCGAAAGTAAATGTATCTGTTGATGTTGTTGTTCCTACAGTACAAGCTACTAAAGAGATTACAATTACATCTAATGGATTAATAGATATTTTACCTGATCCAGATTATGATGTTATGGAGAAGGTTTCTGCACAAATAAATGTTCCAGTACCAACTCCTACTTTACAAGAGAAACATATAACAATAGATAAAAACCTATCAATGACTGAAGTTAAACCTGATGCTGGCTATCAAGGTTTATCAAGTATTGAAGTAGATGTAGAGATTCCAGTTGAGGAGCATAGAGAAGTTACTATTACAGAGAATGGAACTACAATGATTCATCCTGCAGATGGATATGATTATATGGAGTTTATTGATGTAACTGTTAATGTTACGAATCCAATGAATACCTATGATATTACACAAGCTGTAGTTAATTTATATAGGTTTACGGGAACATCTGTTCCTGCAAATGTTGTAGGTTGAGAAAATTTAGTTGATGGAAGATATAAATGTCAAAGATCAAAAATTAAGGAGTTCACTATGCAATTGCCTAAATTAGAAGATGGCAGATATATGTTTACAGAATGTGCTGATTTAACATCATTCACTATTCCAATGCCTGAATTAACAGATGGGTCTAATATGTTTAGCAGAGGTACCTTATCTGGATATAATAGCCTGAAAACACTTAATTTAGACGCTCCTAAATTAGTAACTACTACTAATATGTTTGGAGATTGCATTAGATTAACAGATGTAACATTAAACATTCCATCATACACATCTCAAGAAAGTTCAATAAATCCTATATTTTCAAAATGTGGTGGAATTACTAATCTTACAGTAAACGGTGAGCTTAGAGCAGGATTATATCTATCAGCAAGTACCAATCTTACTACTGATTCTTTAATGTCTGTTATTAATGCATTAGTTGATTTAACAGGGGAGAATAGCAAAACTTTAACATTAGGAGCTACCAATCTGGCAAAATTATCAGATGAACAGAAAGCAATAGCTACTAATAAAAACTGGATATTAGCATAATGGAACATTTACATATTGAAACTAGCATATTTATAAAGTTATACTCTGATGAAGGATATTTTATTACCTCATATAAAGAAGGTGATGATATTAAAGAGTATAGTGCATCAACTATTTTATATTGCCCTTTAACCTTTGATATATCTATTTATAGGGTTATTGATGCAGAAACAAATGAAAGATATTTAAAAGAACAAGAGGAATCTTATAAAAATAAATAATATGGCAAACGAAACTGAAAAGACAATTCTTCCTTATCTTAATGTCCTTGAAGTCGAAACAATAGATAAGTCAAATGTGACTAAAGTTATTGTTATTGACAAGGATGATGAAGTTAAGGTTATGGATGGTTCTCAGTTAGCTACTAATAGCTATTTTGATCTTCAGGATAAACCTGAGATCAATAGTATTGAGTTAAATGGTAATATGACTTCAGAAGAGTTGGGATTAGCGTCATCTGAAGATATTGTTACTATTAATTCTGAGTTAGAGCAAATAAAGAGTACTATTCCAAGTGCTGAAAATATTGATAATCAGATAACTGAACGATTAGCTGATTATCCAACTAAAGAAGAGGTTACAACTGAAATTTCAGATGCAGTTGCCAATAAAGCCGATAAATCTGAGATACCAACAAAAACTTCACAATTAACTAATGATAGTGGGTTTATTAGTAGCTTAGATGGATATGCTACTGAAAAATGAGTTGAAGATAATTATCTTACAAAAGAAGCTACTGAAAGTGCATTAAATTCTAAACAGAATAAATTAAACCAAGGTGATGGTATAGTAATTGAAGAGAATACTATTTCTGCAGATTATAATACTATTCGTAACAAACCATCTTTAAATGGAACTGAATTATCTGGAGCAGCTTCAATCGTACCTGCCATTAATATTCAATCAGTCCCATCTAAAGTTACTTTAGCTCCTGTATTTGGTAATCAAACTGGAGAAGCAGTTGAACTTCCAATATATAATACAGAGACTAACCAAGCTGGTATTGTTAATGGTCCTCTATATGCACAATTAGCAGATAAATATACCAAAGCTGAAATTGATGCTTTAAATACAGCTATTAATAAAGAGATAGCTTCAAAACAGGAAACGCTTACAGCAGGAAAGAATATATCTATTATAGATAATGTAATCTCTGCTTTTGAGAATCATTTCTTACTTAATTTAGATGAGAATGATCCTGTAAGACAGAAACATATCTATGACTTTATTAGAACTAATCTGGACTTCTATTTATTCTGCCAGATTACATATAAAGGTGATATTATAGTTATTCCTGTTGCAACTATTGAGCATCCCGAAACTATTGATTTATATGGCTATTATTTCCAAGATAATGGTGTATTAGTAGTTATTAATGCAATCTTAGTAAATAATGGTAATATGACTGTTAAAGTTACTGAGGTTGATCTTACTAATAAAGGATATACTAAAGAAGAAGTAGATGCCAAACTTGAGGAAAAACAAGGAGTATTTGCTCCTCAAGCTCCATTAGCTTTTAATGGAGATAAGACTCAGTTATCTGTAGATTTATCTGGATACCAACCAGTTGGTGATTATGCAACTAACGATTCAGTTAATGAGGAAATTGAGACTCTAAGATCTTCTTTACAAAGTAAGATTGATGCAAAACAAGATAAAGGAGATTATGCTTTAAAGAGTGATATTCCAACTAAAGTTAGTGAGCTTACTAATGATTCTAACTTTGTAACTGAAACAGAGGTTTCTGGAGATTTAGCAGGTAAAGCAGATAAGACTTATGTTGATGAGCAGCTTGCTACTAAACAGCCTGTAGGAGATTATGCAACAAAAATAGAACTTGCAGGTAAAGCAGATTCTTCTGTAGTAGAATCTTTATCTACTCAAGTAGCAACTAATACTTCAGATATATCAATTATTAAAACAAAGCAAGAAGAAGATGGAAATAAGATAGATGCTCTTGATAAAGAGATGGCTACTAAGCAAGACTTACTTGTAAGTGGAACTAATATCAAAACAATCAATAGTCAGTCTTTACTTGGAGAAGGTAATATAGAAATTGAAAGTGGTTCTAATATTCCATTTCTATTTATAAATTCCACTACTCATCTTTCTGGAGATTTCGCTGCTGTTAAGAATGCTATAGCTAATAAAACACCATTTGAGCTTTATTATGTAAATATTCTAGGTTATGGTGATATAGCAGCTCCAGAAGTATGTTTTGTTTCAGGAGAAAATATTCAAGCTACTTTCCATTTTGAAAGTACTACAGCTAATCATACTCTTGTTCAAACTACTATTACTCCAACTGGAGTATCAGCAGATACTAGTTATCATAGTTATCAAGAGCAACTAGTTTCTGGTACTAATATAAAGACTATTAATGGTGAAAGTATTTTAGGAGAAGGTAATCTTGAAATATCTGGTAGTGGAGGGACTACCGATTATACTCAGTTAACAAATAAACCTCAGATTAATTCTGTTGAGTTATCTGGCAATAAGAGTTTATCAGATTTAGGTATTCAGCCTGCTGGAAACTATATTGAAGCTGGAACTGGAACTCAGACTCAAATAAATACTATTACTGTTCTAACTCAAGCAGAGTATGATGGTTTATCAACTAAAGATCCTAATACACAATATTTAATTGTAGAATAATATGAATATTAGAGATGATTTAAAAACATTTTATGTAGGTGACAGACAAGGTACTGCTATTTATGTTGGCAGTACCAAAGTCTGGCCTATCAATCCTTGTAATCCACAAATAGTTACAGTTGCTAATCCAGTTCCTCAAGGTACTACAATAGTTGATCCTTGTAGTTATGTATTTAGCAGTTATGATGGAACTATAAATGATATACAAAGGGATTGAATGGGTAGAGGATCTGGCCTTACTTCTACAGTAATTAGTTTTACTGCTGATTTAAGTGAATTAGCCCTTAATATAGATGGTGTACCTCTTTGTAGTATTATAGGTTCTGCTCAAACATATGCAGATGTAAAGTTAAATAGTGGAGATTTAAGTAGAAAAGGAGGGTTTTTTAAAACATCACATTTTGATCTAAATAACCAGGAGATTACTAATCTTAATGAAGCATATGGAAGATGGTCTAGTGAATCTCAATTTTGGGGTCAAACAATACATAGTGCTACTTTATCTAATGTTAAAATACCTACAACTACTAAAGAAGTAAGTGCAAATTATTTATTTATTGGAGTAAAAATAGATAATAATGATTTCTCTGTAATGAATAATTTTCAAAATCTTGTATTAGTAGATCCAAAATGGGCATTTGCAGATACAGCTGATGGAGCTACTAATATAGATAATATAACGATTAATATTCCATTTAAAGGAGATTGTAATCATATGTTTCATAGAGCATTATATCTAACAACTATTCCAAGTAATTTTACCTTTACTGGAATTACAGATATAAGCTATATGTTTAGTACTTGTAGTAGATTAACAGCTACACCAGAAATAGATTGCCATCTTGTTACAGATTGTACTAGTTTTGCGGCATCTTGTCCAGAATTAGTAACTGTAGGAGCTTTAAATGGATTAGGAGAGAGTTTAACTAAAGGAGGCATTCTTTATTTTGCACAATCTCCAAATCTATCTACAGATTCATTACAAACTATAGCAGAATCTATTGGCACAGCAGTAAGTTCTAATACAAGTATTTCATTAAAATCTACTGCATACGATAAATTAACAGATGAACAAAAATCATTAATTGCTTCAAAAAATTGGAGCATAAATAGGGTTGCATAATATGAAAATTGAAGTCAAAGAAAAATACAAAGTAGTTAGTCCAGAAGAAGGTTATGTACTTACTAACTATAAAGAAGGAACGGATATTAAAACATATAGTTCATTTACTGAATGCATCTGTCCTTTAAGTTGCGATTTAGAGCATCTATCAGAAGTCTCTTTAGATAAGGATGCTGAATACAAAGAATTAGCTATTAAAGCTTCTAAAGAGTATGAGGAATCAATAAAAGTTAGATAATTATGATTATACTTAAAAATACTAAAAATACGCAAACTTTCTATGTAAGTAAGAAATGTGGTATTGAATCTGGACAATTGCCTGTTGGCTCTTATACTAAGATTGAATCAGATGAAAGATTCCAGCCTAAAGGTAATTACATTTCTGAAGAGAAAGCAGAAGAGTTAATTGATACTAAAGTAACAGAAAGTATTGAAGATCAAGTTCCACCTTTAGTAGATCAATCTATTGATGCTAAACTTGCTCCAATTAATACTGAGATTACTAATCTTAAAGGAGAGGTTCAAGAATTAGAAACTTCTAAAATGGAAGTATTTCAAGCAAATCAACCTCTATCTTTACATAGAAATGGAGAAGGTTTGCAACTATCTGTAGATTTAAGTAATTATGCAACTAAAGCAGAAATTCCTGATACTAGTGATTTTGCTACTAAAGAAGAACTTACAGCTGTAGAGAATAAGATTCCTGATGTATCTGGATTAGCTACTAAAGATGAAGTTGCACTTAAAGCAGATAAAAGTGAGTTATCAAACTATGTAACTACAGATGCATATAATACAAAGATGACAGAGTTAGATGGAGAAATCTCAGCAATTCAAGCTCAGATTGGTAATATTTCAACTACTCTTGATACAATTAATGGTGAAGTAATCTAATATGGCAAATACAATTTCTGATAAATTAACGTATCTTGAAGGTACTAAGAGTGCCATTAAAGATGCTATTGTAGCTAAAGGTGTTGCTGTATCAGATTCAGATACCTTTAGAAGCTATGCAGATAAGATAGGACAGATTTCTGGAGGTGAGGTGTTTGATGTTACTAAAACAGGATTAACGTTTGCTTATTGTAATATACATCATAGTCAATTTGAGAAACTAAATTGAACTATAAATCCAAGTACTGCAGATATTTCATATTTATTTAACAATAGTAACTTACCTGATAGCTATATTGATTTAGGTAGTAAATTAGATACTTCTGTTTCTTATTTAGCAAAAGAGAGTTTTAAACAAGCTAATATTCACCAAATAGCAATAAATTCAGGTCAACAGTTTAATAACCCTTCAAGTATGTTTGAAAACACTATATCTCCAAATTCAACTCTGCAAGATATAGTTTTTAATATAACAGAATTATATATTCCTTTTGTTTTATATTTTACAAACATAAGTACTACTGGTACAATTACAGTAAATATTAAAAATGGAATTAATACATCACTAGTTTACTTTATGTATGGATATAATGGCAACGAAATATGTGATAAAATAGTATTCAATGGATATAATTCTAGTACATTAACATTAGAGCAATTCTTTTGGACTGGTAATACAAATCTAACTAAAATTCCAGAAATAGATTTGACAGCTGTTGATAACTATACATTTAGCGAATTAATAACAGGTGGAGAAATGACTTCTATAACTACATTTGGAGGGATTACAAATTTAAAGGTAGATCTTAATTTGCAGTGATTACCAAATCTTAATGCTGAGTCAGTCGATAATATCTTAAATAAAGCAAATGATTTAACAGGAAATTCTACTCAAACTATTACATTTAATTCTGCTGTTTATAATACCCTTACTGAGGAACAGAAATCATTAGCTACATCTAAAAACTGAACTTTAGCGTCAGCATAATTGTCAGTTTTTATTTTTTCTTAATACTAAATTTGAGTAAAAAACTTGACATTAAAGGAGGCTTAGGTCTCCTTTAATTATTTTAATACATTAGTAAATTGGTTTATATTTTAAGAAAAAGATGTGTAAAACTAATGTAAATTGTTGTAAAATATGAACTATACTCTATTAATGCAAAATACAATTACTAAAGAAGTTTATGTATATAACTTAGAAAATCAGAATTATGCTGAAAATATCTACTATAAGTTTGATATTACATTATCTGATGATATGCCTGATGGTGAATATCAGTATATTCTGTTTAGTAACCCAAATAAACTTGAAGTAATTGTAGATGTAAATAATCCTATGCAGTCAGAGCTATATGGTAATCCAGTTATTCTGGTAACTTATGAAAATACTCTTACTACAGGAACACAGATATTAGTTGCTGGTAAACCTATACCTGTATTGAGTTCAGGACTAATAAGAGTTGGAGATTATCAGAATAATAAATACCAATACGATAAACAAAACAAATATATGGCTTATGAGCGAAAATAAAACAAAAGTACAATTAAGTGCAATTGATCCTGTTGTAGTGTCAAATTTAGTACTTCCTGTAGAATCGAGAAAAAGGGGTTCTGATTGGATTTCTTGGGGTGAAGATAATCGCTATCCTGTATATTTATGGGATCTATATTTAAATGTAGCTACTCTTCAATCTATCATTAATGGTACTGCTGACTTTATTGTTGGTAATGATGTTGTATGTAATGCACCAGGATTTGAAGTAACTGTAAATAATAAAGGTGAGACTATTATGGATATTATGCGTAAAGTATCTAAAGATAAGATGATTTTTGGAGGATATGCTTTACAAATAATTAGAGATATGGTAGGTAGAGTTTCAGAAATATATCATCTTGACTTTATGAAGATTCGTTCTGATGAAAAGAATGAAGTATTCTATTATGCCGATGATTGGTCTGCTTGGTCTATTAAAGCTATCAAATATCCAAAATTTAATTATTCAGATGATAATCCTACAAGTGTTGTTTATAATAAGGGCTATATAACAAGAAAAGTATATCCAGTCCCTGTTTATGGTGCAGCTATCCTATCTTGCGAAACTGAGAAGAATATTAATGAGTTCCATCTAAATTCTCTTCATAACGGATTTATGGGTAATATTATCATTAACTTTAATAATGGACAGCCTACAGACGAAGTTAAAGAAGAGATTGAGATGAATATTAATGAGAAATTCTCAGGATTTCAAAATGCTGGTAGAGTTCTTATTTCATATAATGATGATGAGACAAATAAGACTACTATTGAGCGTTTAGACTCTGATGATTTTGATGAGAAATATAGTGCTTTATCTGAAAGAACAAGGGAGCAAATATTCTGCGCATTTAGAGCTAATAGTGTACTTTTTGGCCTTAACTACTCAAGTGGATTCAACGAACAAGAATTTAATGAAGCTTTTAAACTTTATAATCGTACAGTAGTTAGACCAATTCAGGTCGAAATAGTAGATACATTTGATAAGATATTTGGAATGAAAGGTTCAATAACTATAACTCCTTTTAGCTTAACTCCAAATGGACAAGAAGATAGCAAACAAAATGTTGAATAATTATACTGTTTATTGCCATATAAATAAGTATAACAATAAGCTATATTTTGGCATTACTGGACAAAGTGTGCAAGCTAGGTGAAAAAATGGATATGGATACTCTACTCAAGCTTACTTTTATAAAGCGATACAAAAATATAGCTGAGATGGATTTGAACATATCATAATTAAAGATAATTTACCAGAAGCTTGTGCTAAGACATTAGAAAGGATATTGATACATAAATATAAAACAAATACTCCTGAAAATGGTTACAATATAACATCAGGAGGAGAAGGTACATACGGGTATTCTTTTTCTAATGAGAGTAGAGCAAAAATGTCAAATTCTAAAAAAGGTAAAACACCCTGGAATAAAGGAAAGAAAGGAATCTATACTTTGGAAACACTTATTAAAATTGGAAATGCTTCCAAAGGACGAATTACTAGAGTTAAGCCTATATTAAGATTTGATATGAATGGGAATTTTATTGCAAGATATAATTCAATGAAAGAAGCTGTTAAATCAGTTAATGGAGAACGTTCTGGATTATATTTAGCTTTAAAAGAAAATAGACCTTATAAAAACAATAAATTTATTTATGATGGAACAACTTAACTATAGAAATGTACTGCTTATTTCAGAAGACTATATAAAGTCAAATTCTACATTAGATAACAATATATCGGGTAAATATTTACAAGCAGCCATCACAAGTGCCCAAGATGTAGAACTTCAGTCAACTATTGGTACTAAGCTATTGGAAGCATTACAAAAGAAATGTATTAATTGGATTGATCCTCATACTCCAGTTCATCCAATAGAACCTCCTGAGCCACTTCCAAGTGATTCTATTGATGATTCTGATAACTACAGATATAAAGAGCTATTAGACTATTATGTTCAGCCTTATTTACTTTATCAAGTACTTAGCGAGATAGTAATTCCTATATCTTATAAGCTTGGTAATTTTGGAGTTATGAGAACTGATGATGAGAAAGATATTGCTGCTGAAGCAAGTCAAGTAAATCAAATTAAGAAGTATTATAGAGATAAGGCGGATTTCTTTAAGACTCGTTTACAGGACTTTATAATTACATATTATAATGAATTCCCTGAGCTTTATACATATAAGCCATTAAAGGATATGTTTCCCAATCTTTACTCTAGCTCATCTTGCAATATTTGGCTTGGTGGAACAAGAGGTAAAGGATGGAGCATTAAACCTGGAGAGGGGCCTCTTCAAAGAGCTTATGATTTCCCTTCAAGTAACAATAAAAAGAGTAAGTAATTATGACCTACTATGAGATAATTAACAATTTAAAAGCTTGTGCATTAGAAGAGCCAAACATCAATTTTGTAGGAAGTAAAGACATTTATGAGTTAAATAGCTTGCCAACTATTGAATATAATGTGTTCTATATAACACCTAATACTTTTAGTGTAGATGAAGATACTATTACTTACTCTTTAAACCTATACTTCGTATCAAGATGGGATGAGACTGATAACAACCAATTGGAGGAACAGTCAGCAGGTATGCTTGCACTGCAAAATATAATTAATCGTTTTAATAACCTATATCCAGAAGTTGAAATAGCTTATCCTTTAATTTATACTCCATTCTATCAAAAGTTCAAAGATATTACTTGCGGAGTGTTTGTTAGAGCTGATTTCCAAGTTGACAACACACTGGGTACTTGCACTGATGATATGTAATGGAAAATAAATTAAATTGGTTTGGTAAAGTATTAGAATGGGTTGATAAATATGGATTACTAAAGATATTTAAAGCAGGGATTGGATTAATATTTATATCCTATGTAATGGTTATTACACTTAATCCCTCTATTGTTTATAATAAGGTTGTAACCTATATTGAACAAACTCACAATTCTAAAACTATTGCAAGAAATGAAGCAACTTTAAAGATTAAATATAAGCTTAAAGAATTGCTTCAAAGCACAAATGCTGATAGAGTTTGGGTTATTGAATATCATAATGGAACTACTGGATTAGGAGGACTTCCATTTACTTATGGAGTAATGAATGCAGAGGAAGTAAAACCAGGAATAAAATCTGTAAGTAGCCATTATAAAGATTTCCTGTTATCTGACTATACTTCAATTATAGAGTTTTCTAAGAATGATGGATGGTTTGGTAATATAGATAGTTTAGAAGCAGATGATCCAAGATTATATTATGCATTTAAATCCAACGGAGTGAATGAAATAGCAGTATTTTATTTAAAGACTGAGGATAAAGATATTGGCATTTTAGGTTTGTCATTCTGTGATACACCTATGCCTTATGATACTTGAGTACATCTAAGAAGAGCTGGAATACAGATAAGTATAATTTTAAATAAAATATAATATGAAATATTGGTTAAAATATGTAATAGTAGTTGTACTATTAATGATTGCATTTTTGCTAATTAAAGTAATTCCTTTTTGGATTACTATTAGTTTAACGTTATTTGGAGCAGTGTGCTATTTTATTTACCTTTATAAACTGCATAATTCATATAAATAATGAAGTATTTCACACTCGAAGAATTAACAAGATCTGATACTGCTTCAATTAAGCATATAGATAACACTCCAGATGAGAGTATAACAGAGCACCTGATAGAGTTGGTCGAGAAGCTTTTAGACCCAATAAGAGAGAGATGGGCAAAGTATTGTGATGACAATCAGCTTGGCAATGCAGGCATCAGGATTTCCTCTGGTTTTAGAAATAAGGAGCTTAATAAAGCAGTAGGAGGATCTTTAACATCTGCACATCTAACAGGATATGCAGCAGATATATCTCCAATTAATGGTAATATGAAAGTATTCCAAAGTTGGATTGCTGAAGCTATTGAAGAATTTGATTTCGATGAATGTTTTATAGAAAAAAGTAGTACATCTCAGTGAGTGCATATTGCTTTATATAGTATTAAAGGATTACAACGAAGAAAAGTAGGTAAATTATATGTATAGTATATATGTTCATTTAAACAAGATTAACGGTAAGAAATATATTGGTATTACTTGTAAGAAGCCAGAAATACGATGAGCAAATGGTCTGGGTTATAAAAAACAGCCGTTTTGAAACGCTATAACAAAATATGGATGGGATAATTTTGAACATATTATAATTAAAGATAATTTGCCAGAACCTTGTGCCAAGACTTTAGAAAAAATTCTTATTCATAAGTATAATACTAGAAATCCAAAATATGGATATAATGCTACAGATGGAGGTGACGGCACCTTAGGTATTGTATTCACTCAGGAAAGAAAAGATAAGATTAGAGCCAAATGTATTGGAAGACATCCATCAGAAGAAACTCGAAAAAAGATGAGTAATAGTCATAAAGGTAAAGATTTGAGTTATTTAAATAATTCTTTTGGAAATAATCCTAGAGCTAAAAAAGTAGGTGCATATAAAGACGATGTTCTTATTAAAGAATATGATTGTGCTGTTAGTGCTTCTTTAGATGTTGGAGTTCATAAAAATTCTATTTCTAAAGCAATTAGAGGAGGCTATAAAGTAAAAGGATATATTTGAAAATACGCTTAAACAGAAATAGGAGGGTATATACCCTCCTATTTTCATTTATTCCATTATCTCAAATAATTTCTCATCTTTAGGTATTAATTCTCCAGTTTGTAAGTCTACTAAGAATTTACTATTTTCGGGAATTACATAAACGTAATTTACTCCATTTAAGCATAATTTATATGTAAAGTACTTCATATTAGTCATTATATGTTGTGTTAGGAATCTCTGGTTTTTCTTCTACTTCTTCCCAAACTAACCCTTTGTTTTGGTTCTCTAATTGAACTATTCTATATTCTAGTTCTTCAAGCTTTTTAAATAAAAAATCATCCATAATTAATCAAATTTTGAAATAAATGTAAAATCTCTTTGTGCTAATACTCTATCTATAATATCTCCTAATTTCTTAGAATTCTCTTTAAATTCATTCATTCACTTATCAAACTCCTTAATAGTATCTTCTGACTTTTTAAGAGTTTCTTTAATATCCGCAATTCTATTTAAATATGAATCTTGGTCTAATAATAATGTATCCTTTGCTTCTAACATCCTTTTCAGTTTTAGTTGATTTTCTAACTTCAAAATAGTGTTCAATATCTGTTGCCTTTGCAGTTTTCTTTATACCTAAAGTCTTATATACATCAGCAATCTTATTCTTTAATAAAGCTAAACTGTAGAACATACCATTCTGAATATCTCTTGTAAGTAATTTGGCAACCTTATTTGGCATATTTTTATCTGATATTTTAACAAGCTCCTCTTTAATATCTTTAATGCAATAACCCAAAGTTGCCATTCTTTCAAATCCCAGTTTATTAATTGCATCATTTAACCAAGGATATTTAATTAGAGCTTCATTTAATATAGGAGTTCCAACTTTAAATTTAGTTTCCCATTCAGCTCTTACATCTTTAATAAGCTCCTGAAATGACTTACTAGGAGCTTCAAGGTCTATCTTAATAGATTTATCTTCACATTCAGCAACCTTTATAAAGCCATTCTTTAGATATTCATTAGTAAGATTAACTCTTACAGAGTATAAACCTCTTGCAACCTTAAAATTGAATATATCTACTTTAGCCATATTTGGGTCAAATTCAAAGGTATAATCCTCATTAATTTGAATATATGTGTCACTTGTAAAGTCTGTAATCTTCTTACGAGCTACTTCTGGAAGCTGATTATATGATTCAACTGCAATCTTTGTTTCTTCAATATTCTTTAATGTATTATTTTTAAATGTATCATAATCTATCTCTGCATATCTTGTGGCTGAATAAAGATGAGTAATCCAATTTAAATATTTACTATTTCTAATTCTACCAGCAATCTGTTGAATTGAAGTAGATATATCTAAAAGAGTCTGAGCTTTAGAGGAATCACTAACTACAATAATTCTTCCATTTTCATCATAAATATCAGAACCTTCAAATACAGTAGAAGTCAACAAATTAATCTTCTTAGGTTCATCATTTACTGAAGAATTCTGAATTGGCAGTTTAGTTCTATTATTCTTAGAATATACTACTCTTGTGTTATCTGCTGTAAGTTTAGCCTTTAAAATAAGATTCTTTATAAAGTCAACAGAGTTAACAAATATATAAGCATTACCTTCAACATTCCCACTTAAAAATCCATTTATAAGCTTAATTGTGGAAGCTTCTACATTCTTGCATTTAACAGTCTGAACTTTAGTCTCAATAACATCATCCCATTCTTGTTTTACTAATGGCAGTTTAGACAATTCATCTAAAACAAATTCATCTTCTAATGGAGTTGCAGTCATAAATGTATATTCTTTAAATAGACTATATGTCTTTAATACATCTTTAATTGCATCTCTTCTAAGACTATATTGATTAAATAGTATATGATATTCATCAATTAATAAGCTATAATCTTTAGGATTTACTGCTTCTATTACTTTATAAAGAGAATTATAAGTAACAATGATTTTAGGGCATTTAACTGAAGATACATAAGCTTCAATGTCTGTCTTAGTAATACCTTGATAAACTCCAAAAATAGGCTCTTTACGTCTTTCATTAGGATATTGAGCAAGTTTATTCTCAACTAAGCTTACAAATGGAACACATATAACATAAGGCTTATCACACTCTAAAGCCATTGAAGTTCCACCACATCCTACTTTACCTTTGTCAAATAAGCAGTTAGTAGGTAATTCATTGATTAAATTATTTAAATAAGTTTTCATAATAGTAATTTTTAATAAGTTAATAAATTTTATATGTAACTTTTTTTATTTATCTTACTACAAAATATTAGTAAAAAAGTTACAGTAAAGGTTAAAATTAAACTGGAAATTAATCCCAGCTCAATTTTCAATATGGAAGTAGTTTTAGTTTGATAGTACAAATATACAACAATTTTTCTCAATCTCCAAATAATTTAAGCATTATTTTTATTTAAAATTGTATTTTTATTATCACACTACAAATATAAGAATAATTTTTTAATCTACAAAATTTTTAGCACTAAAAAATACAAATAGTAATATTTTTTTGAAAAAATGCATAAAATATTTGGAAATATGAATTTTTTGTTGTATATTTGTACTATGAAAGTAAGACATAATATTAACAATTAAACTTTATAAATTATGAAAACTAAACAAATTGAAGCACTTGAATATTTTCTTGATATATTAGATGGTAAGATTACTGAAGATGGTTCTATTGAGAAAGCTCAAGAATTATGTAATGAGGCATTAAAGGAGATTGAAACCAATGAAAAGGTAAAGAAATCCTCTTGGTTTTTTGGTTTAGGTATTTCTTTCTAATATATTTAATTATGAAAAAGATAAATAAAATATTAGCTGGATTATTAGTACTTAGCTTTATTATAGCTGGTATTAGAGTATATAATGCTTATGGAGACTACCAAACTAAAACATTTGAGCTTAGATTAGAACAGGCAGAACTTCAGCATAAATTAGACTCTGTAATGTGGTATAATCCTGGAAGTTCAGAAGTATCTGAATTATATGAACAGTATTGTGATGTAACCTTAAAAATTCATAATGTAAGATAATGAAAACAGATATAAGAAGTTTAGTCTTTATAAAGAATCTATTTAAAGATAAATATAATATAGAAATAGAATGATGTAAAGACGATTATTCCAGATATGATGGAACATTTACTTGGAATAATATAGACTATATAATTGAAGTTAAAAGGAGAAGATTTAAATCAGATAAATATCCAACTACAATTATAAATAGGGATAAGTTTGATATACTTAGTAAATGTAACTCTATATTAGTCATTATATTTGATGATGGAGTTTATATTTATAAAGATGTAAAAAGAGCTTTTATTAAAGATTCAATGAAATATGGAAGAAGTACAACTGATTTTGGAGGAGAATATAAATACTCTTTAAAAACAGAGTTATCTTTAAAGAAAGCAATTAAATTAGAAATAGGCACAACTTTTAGTAATTATATAAGAAATGACGACATATAAGGCAATACCTGGATATGAAAACTATTTAATAGGAACTGACGGTTCGGTCTTGAGTACTAGAACCTCAGTTCCGAAAAATATCAAACCTCAACTTCAAAATAGTGGATACTATTATGTTACTTTATATAATCCGTTTGGGCCAAAGAAATACCTATTACATAGACTAATGGCAGAAGTTTTCATAGGTAAAAATGACTTATGTATTAATCATAAGGACGAAAATAAGCTAAATAATAACTTAGATAATTTAGAGTACTGTACTTATGAGTATAACAATAATTATGGCAGTCATAACATTAAAATGGGAATTTCTCATAAGAAAGCAATTAAACAGCTATCCTTAGATAGAAGTTTTATTAAGAGATGAGATTCCGCAATAGATGCTGAACGGGAGCTTAATATACAATCCAGAAACATTGTAAAGGTTCTTAAAGGTCAGCGAAAAACAGCTGGAGGATTTATTTGGGAATATGAATAACAATGAAATAATAGAAAAATACTATCCATTTATTATGGAGTTAAAAGAAAAATTTGGTGCAGATGATGATTGCACACAAATGGTATGTATCGCACTTCTGGAAACATCTAATTCCAAGCTTCAGTCATTAGATAGTAAGAATGAGCTGAAGTATTGGATTACAAGAGTATTTAAGAATAATTGGTTTTCTAAGAATAGTAGATACTATTACCAATATAAAAAGTACTATGAAATATTTAAAGAGCCATTAGAACAACAAACGGATAATTTAGAGGATTGGTTAAATGAAGCAGAAGATTAATATTGATGATTTATTAATTGAGTATAACTTTGAAATAGATACCTTTACAGAGATGGATGATAGATTACTTGCAATTTATCCGAAATGAGAGGCATTAAATAGAGCAGATAAGACCATAATTATCTTATATGCTGAATATCGAAGTTATAGAGAAGTTGGGAAGATTCTGGGAATTAGTCATACGACTATTCAGAGATTTATTAAACAAATAAGAGAGAGGTTATGTTAAGCATACTTTTTATAGCTATTATTCTTGTCTTCTGTATTGATTTATCTGGAGCTATGGACAAGGCAAATAGATGGGTATGAAGTAAACTATATCCTGGAGTTAAATACACTGATTGGTCTATACCTTTATTTGGATGTTCTCTATGCTGTACTTGGTGGGCAAGTTTACTATATATCTTAGTAACTGGACAATTAAGCTTCTTAATGATTGCATATATTGCTTTAATCGCATTTATGACTCCAGTTATAAAGGATTGTATGATTCTAATTAAAGATATGATTACCAAACTAATAGATATAGTTTATAAATACTTGGATTAAAAATAATATATTTTAAATAAAAATGAAAGAATTAACAAAAGAACAGTATGAATATTTAAGTAAATTCGATAATAGGTTTAAATGTGCTGTTAGAGCTAACTATTGTCGTAACATCCAAAAAGAAGATACTGAAAGGATGAGAGCTATTTATGAGGAACTAATAGAGCAGCCATATAAAATGAATATAAACTGCGGAACTTGTGTTCTTAACCTTATAAAGAGACTTGGAGTTTACTACTTTGAATATGTTGAAAAACTAAAAACTATTGAGGATGAAGGAGCAAATAAAGAAGAAAGTAGGGAGACCGAAAAAGGCAGAGGTAGAAAAGGAACAAATAGACGAAGTAAAGACTAAATATCTTTATGCTGCAAGGTTATTTAACAAAGGATGGTCAAGGAATAAAGTAAGTGAAGAACTTCAAAGTAAATATAATGTAAGCCAATCAACGGCTGCAAGATATATTGGAGAAGCTTATAAGATAATTGCTGAAAAGAATGATAACCTTATAAAAAATCTTAGACATATACAATTATCAAGATTGGAATCATTACTGGATACTGCTATTAGTAAGGGAGATATTAGAGCTGCAAATGAGATTATTAAGACTATAAATAGTATGTTTGGATTAAATCAACCTGAGACTATTGTAGCTATTCAGAATAATGAAGTCCAGTTTAAATTTGGAGATCCAATTAACAATGACAAAAATATATAAAGGATATAGCCCATTTATCTATCAATTAAAGGTACATACTGCTTTAGAGCACTCTTATAGGTCTGGAAAAATATTTACTGTAAAAGCAAAGAGACAATGTGGTAAATCCTTTATGGCAGAAAATGAACTATTACGATTTTCAATTAACTATCCTGGAAGTATTAGCTGTATTGTTGAACCAACTCTTACTAACTCCAGAAAGATATTTAAAGAGTTAGTGAAGGCATTAGATGGCACAGATATTATTAAGAAAAAGAATGAATCTTTGCTTGAGATTGAATTTACTAATGGGAGTGAAATACTATTTAAATCTGCTGAGCAAAAAGATTCATTACGAGGATTTACAGTTAGTGGAATATTAGTAATTGACGAAGCAGCTTATATATCAGATGAAGTATACGAAATTTTAACACCTATAGCTGATGTATGAAATGCTCCAATACTTATAATTAGTACTCCAAGGTTTAGAGAAGGATTCTTTTATGAATGCTTTAAAAAGGGCTTTGATGGTAATTTTAGTAAATATTATCAATCCTTTGATTGAGCATTAGAAGATACTTCTATGCTGTTAAGTGAGGATAAACTTGAAATGTATCGCCTTACAACCTCCAAAAATAAATTTAGAACTGAATATCTTGGAGAGTTTGCAGATGATGATGGTTGCCTATTTAATAATATAGCTAACTGTATAATTGATAAAAAACCTGAATATCATAATCTCTATATTGGAGTTGACTGGGCTACTGGTTCTGGTAAAGACTATACTTGTATTACAGCTTTAAATGAAAATGGGCAGATGGTCTTTATAAAGTATTTTAACGACAAAACTCCAACAGAACAAGTTGATTTACTGACAAATATATTCACTGAGTATCAGGGATTTATAAAGATAGTTCAAGTTGAACAAAACTCAATAGGTTCAGTGTTTTATGATATTCTTGTAAAAAGGAATCCTAAATTACGGATAGTTAAGTTTTTAACTACTAATAAGTCTAAAGCAGCTATTGTAAATAAGCTACAAGCTGCATTAGAAAACGAAAAGATTGGTATTTTAAAGGATGATAAACTATTAAATGAATTAAGACTATATGAAGCTTCATATAATCCAAAAACTGGAAATGTATCATATAATGCTCCATCTGGATTTAATGATGATACTTGTATATCTTTAATGTTAGCTTATGATGCTTTAAATACAAATAAAGGAACTTATAATATTGCAATTAAATAATGATAAAGAATTGGAATGAAATGGATTTATCTCATTATAAAAGACTGTTTGAGATAATACGAAAAGACTGGGAAAATGAATTAGATATGAATTTAGCTATGGTATCTGTACTTAGTGATATACCTATAGAAGATATAACTAATATGGAAGTAAACAAGCTACAAGAGTTTATAAATAATCTTAAATTTATAGAGACTCCATATAAGCCAAAAACCCCAGAAACTACTTATAATATTGGTAATAAAGAATATAAAGTCTTTTTTAATGTTAATAAGATGACGGCCAGTCAATATATTGACTTTCAGAATTTTTATAAGCAGTATGATGATTTTATGCCTAATCTGGCAGCTTGTTTCTTACTACCTAATGGAAAGAAGTATGGAGAAGATTATGACCCTATTGATGAGGCAGAATTCTTAAATACCCATCTAACAATAGATATATTTTCAGACATAATGTTTTTTTTTGTAAACTTATTGCAAGTATCAACGCTGAGTACCCTACACTCTTCGGAAAGGGAGATGAAGAAGAGACTAAGGAAAACCAGGGACAAACTGGAAAGAAGGAAACTTCTGAAGAGCTTAATACAGACGAGACGATTAATCCTTTTACTCAAAAATGAAGCTGAATTATCTGAATAGATAAGGTAAGTGAAGTTACCAGATTTAATTGACATCAGATATATGATATGCAGATTAAAGAGTTTCTTAACATTATATGCTATGTTATAGATAAAGCTAATGAAGAAAATAGACAGATTGAAGAATGAAAAAGAAAACATTAACTGTAACTTTTTTACTCATATTTGGTACTAAGATAATATAAAAAAGTTACATATAAAATAGGGAGTAAACCTCCCTATTTTCATTAGCTACTAATATATAAAATAATATATTTTAACAAAAATGAATATTCAAGAATTAAAGTTCTCAAATTTAAGTGAGCTATTAAGGAAGTGAGGAGATCTTATAATTTCTCTTTATAGACAGGAATTAGTTAAAACCAGATCTGAGGACACTGGAGCATTAGGTAATAGTTTAAACTATATAGTTGAGACTCAAGATGGAGAATATGAGGTTAATTTTAGCTTATTAGATTATTGAGAATATGTTGAAGAAGGCAGAGCTGCTGGTAAATTTCCTCCATTATCTGATATAAAGAGTTGGATTAAAACTAAGCCAGTAATTCCAAGACCTTATAATGGCAAGTTACCTACTGTAGATCAACTTGCATATTTAATTGGAAGAAAGATACATCTTCAAGGAACTCAAGGAAAACATCCACTTGCTAATACTCTAGAATATATAGAGAACAACTATATGGAACTTCTTGATGATGCTATAACTAAAGACTTACAAGGACAAGTAGATTATTATTTATTTAAAAACTTTTAAAAATGGCATTTATACCAAGTAAATTAGGAATATATAATGCATCAAGGAGTTTTCCTGTTAAATGGAATAATCCTGGATGGGGAATTACTGGAGAATATGATTATTGGACTTGGGGAGATGATTATACTGAAGAAGGGCCTTTAAATGTAACTATACAGGATCCAAGTAAAGAAGGATGTACAATACAATTTTTATCTCCTACAACAATAACTACTGATTCTTCTACTGTATTTCATTTTTATCCTAGAGGCATTACTACTGCTTTATTAGAGGAAGATTTACCAATTAATTTACATAGTAAAGCTCCTGGATATTATCCTGCTAATGGCACCATTAAAGTACCAAATACTGGTGGAGAATATACAGTAGAGTATATATTAAATAGATCAGATATTATTAAATGAGATGCAGCAGTTGTTAATGCTACAGCTTTAGTTAATATGGAAGTTCTGGATTGAGATTCTTGCTCTATTAAGTTTAAAGTTACAGTAAGAGCTAATACTCAATGAAATACTGATTTAACTGCAACTATCCAATTAGGGGCTTATTATGATACTAATAAATTTATTAGTTATAGTTATGGCTTTAAGATTGAAAAGAGTAATACTCCTGAAGATTTAAAGTTAGTAGTAACTCCTTCTTCTGGAACTTATGGAGCAGCTGCTTTTGTTACTGAAGAATTTCATTTAAGTACAACTAAAACAGAAGAAACTATTACTTCATTTAATGTTACCTGTCCACAAGCTAGTAATATTAAAAAGGATAGTGTTGATAACTATTTTGTATTAACTGTTCCAGAGAATAAAACTACTAATAATTTGGAGTTTAGTGCAATGGTTACTGCAACAACTTCTGGAGGTTATAATCTTGAAGCTACAGTTCCAATTAAACAAGCTGCAACGTCTTTGGTGATTCCTAATACTAATTATGAAGTAAGTTGGACTGCATCTACATTAAATATAACTGGTACAGGCTCAAACAACTTAGATGATGTTGTATTTAGCATTCCTGTAGGTTGGATTAGTGGACAGAAGATAACTGTGAATTCTCAAGGTGTAGCAACTATTAGTTTGAACATTGCAGAAAATTCAGGTTTATCTTCTAGACAAGCAACTATTGGAGTATCTGTTATAAAGAATAGTTCAAGTATTATTAATTTATCTATTAATATTACACAATCTGTTAAATCTGATATATCTCCTATTTGGAAAGATTATGTTTGGGAAGAAATTATCAGTTCTGATTTTATTGAATATCATTTAGATTATGCAGGGGATATGGTCTATGCTGGAAAAGCTTATAAATATCCAGAAACTGATAGAGTAGAGTTTTTATTAAATAATGTTGCTGAAAATTATATATCTAATGGGATTATATTTAATACTTCAAAAACAATAGTATCTCCAGAATATTTGAAACCATTTACATTAATAACTTCATCTGGAAATGAGAAACCAATTACTTTTTTCAATGATTGGAGTTATAAAGATAGAGATTTGACTAAAGGCACTATGTTAAGTGATCCTATTACTGGTTTAGTTGATCCAAGACAATATTTAGTAGCAAGTTGAATTTTACCAACTGGAACGGGAGTTGTTAATAGATTCTTTTATATAGATGGAACATCAACTGCTATAGATATTAGTTTAAATTCTGGAATTAATGGATATACATATACAGAAGATTTAAGCAATAAACTATGGCCTTGTGGGAGCTATTTAATAGTAGGATTTGTAGAAGACGGAAATATTAGTGATAGACAGATTAGATATGATATAGATACCACAGGTAAAGATTATGTGTTATATTATACTAATTCAGCAGGAGGATGGGATTCATTACTTGTTGAGGGTAATGTTAAAAAGAATGATGAGATTAAATCTGAAACATATACTCGTAAGGTATTAAATACATCTCAAGAATTTGCAAGGAATAAGTATTTAAATACTATAACTTCAAGCTGGATTCTTTATACTGGTTATTTAAAT